CCATCATTTCGGCGATGATCTGTTGTTCGTGCGCAATCTCGGCTGGCACGCGTGGGCAGGGACGCATTGGGAACGCGAGGGCGGGAATGAGATCGCAACACGTTTCGCGCACCGCACGGCCGCCCGGATCGTGCTTGAGGCCGATGTGATGGCGGCCACGCCGAAAGAGCAAGCCGCGATCGACGCGGCGAGCCAGGCCCGCGACGCGATGGGCGCGATCGAGAAGGCCAAGGGCACGGTTGACGCGCGCAAGGATCAGCAATGGCAAATGCTGTCGCGCGTCGTCGAGGCCGGCGCCGAGGCGCAAGCGGCATTGAAGGGCCGGCAGATTGCCCGGCGCAAATACTCAGTGTCGAGCGGCAACGCCGGCAAGATTCGCGGGATGCTCGATCAGGCCTTGCCCTATCGCGTCGTGACGGTTGACGGCCTCGACGCCGACGCGCTCGCCTTCAATGTGCAGAACGGCACCATTCGCTTTGTGTGCGACGAGGTGCCCGATCCCGACGCGTCGGATCACTCGGGCAAGATGATCAAGCAATGGCGCGCGGTGCTGACGCCGCACGAGCGAAGCGATAACATCACAAAGGTCGCGCCGGTCGATTACGTCGAGGGCGCCCGCGCTCCGCATTTTGAGGCGGCCGTTAAGCGCTTCCTGCCGATCGAGCCGGTGCGCGACTTCGTGCAGCGCTTCCACGGCTATGCCTTGACGGGAATGGTTGGCGAGCAATGTTTCGTTTTCAGCTACGGCACCGGCGCGAATTGGAAATCGACCTTCGTCGAGATCGTCTCGCGGATCATGGGGCCATACTGCGCAACGATCAACTTTGAGTCGCTGTCGGGCGATCAACAGCGATCCGGCTCGGGGCCGTCGCCCGATCTCGCGCGCTTGCCGGGCGCGCGGCTCGTGCGCGCGTCCGAACCCGAGCGCGGCGTGCAGTTCAAGGAAGCGCTTATCAAGTCACTCACGGGCGGCGAGCCGATGCTCGTGCGCTCGCTCAACAAAGAGTTTTTCGAGATGCGGCCGACGTTCAAGATGGTGCTATCAGGCAACCACAAGCCCGAGATCGGCGGCGTCGATCACGGCATTTGGAGGCGCGTCAAGTTTGTGCCGTGGCCGGTGACGATCGCGGATCACGAGCGCCGGCCAATGGATGAAGTCATGGGCGAGATTTGGCCCGAGCGATCCGGCATCCTGAATTGGTTGATCAGGGGCGCGCTCGACTACCTCAACGGCGGCTTGCGCACGCCGGCCGAGGTCGCGGACGCGACGGCAGAATATCGCGACGAAATGGACCCTGTCGGCACGTTCGTCGGCACGTGCGTCGAGAGTGTGCCGTCACTGCCCGACGGCTCGCCGGCCTCAGTCGTCTCGGCGCGCGAGATGTACGACGCATTTGCGGCGTGGGCCGTCGCGAACGCGGTGCGGCCGTGGAAAGAAAAAAGCTTTGGCGCGGCGATGTCGCAAAAGGGATTTGCGAAGCATCGCGCCGAGAAAGGCGTGCGCTATCTGCACGTGCGGCTCAAGAATGTGCCGGCCGCGCCTCGCCGTCGCGCCGACGAGCCGCCGCCGCATCCGGGCGACGACGATATTGCGCCCGTGTAACCCTGTAGGGATGCACGATGCCTGTAGGGTTGCGCGCGATCCTACAGGCGACGAAATCGAAACGATCTCAAGATGCTAGGCGGTGCGGCTGTAGGGATGAAGGATCAAACGGGGTTTCGCCTCTTACCTATCTCCGGGGTGCGGGGCGAGCAAATCAGGGTCTCTCATATGTGCATTGGCTTTAACCCTACATCCCTACAGCCATCACCTCTAACTCATTGAAAAATATCACTCACAACAGCCTGTAGGATCATTCTCAACCCTACAGCCATCCTACATCCCTACAGCCATCACCAAATCAAGCGGGCAAGGACCAATGAAACAGAAAATCGACATCGAGAAATTGGTGCAATGGGCGATGCGTGAGGAATTGCCGAAAGGGCAATCGGTGTCGGCGTCGCCGTGGCAAATCGTGACGCAGTATTGCGCCCTCGGCGTGCGCGTCGATGTCAGCGGCTACGGCGACGGCCTCGGCTTCCTTGCCGGCGAGCCGCACGCCGATGCGCTGCTCGTCGCCGACGCGATCCGATCGCTCGACACGCGCGCGCGCTTTCAGGATCGCGTCGAGGTGTTGCCGCTGTTCGGTGACTTCGCTGGGATCGCCGGCGATGCTGTCGATGCGATCCTCGGCGCATCGTTCGATCAGCGCGGCCTCGTGCTCAGTCACGCGACGATGGGATCGCGCCCGGCATGGGCCTTTGAGTTGCCGTCGCCGCGTCAACGTTTCTATGAGGCCAGGAACGCCGCCGGCGCCGTGCGTTGCTATCCCGTGGTGCTCGGCACCGACGCCGACGGCGATGTTGTGATGATGCAGAAGAATGAAGGCCGTGCGCGCAAGCGTGACGGCGAATATACGCTCTCGATGTCGCCGCGCTCGCCGCTTGAGTGGCACGATCCCGCGCCGTTGAGCGTCGCGCATTCTCGCGCGCAATTCGTCGCGTGGCACATGGCGCTTTCGCATCTCGCCGGCGTGCTCGACGGCGCGCTCGAAAGTTTCGACGTGCTGCCGCTCGCCGTGCCGCTGATGCCTTGGCTCTCGTCGTCGCTCGCGACGCGGGTGATCTTCCGCGATGCCTTCGCCCGGTTTGATGCCGTCGGCCTGCCCTTGCAGCCCAAGCGCTCGGCCGGCGGCCCGCCGATCGAATCGCCGATCGAGGCGGAAACGCGGGCGAGCTACAACCGGGCGAGCCGCGAAAAAATGCGCCGATCCGCTGCAATCTAAGGGGTTTGCTGCAATTCCGTGTCGGGGTTGTTTGACGCGGAAGGCCTCGCTTGACATAACCCCGGACGTTCCAAAAGGTGAAAAACAAAAGCCCTCGCCCAACGGCGGGGGTTTTGCAATTCTGCACCATCGGAGATCACGACCATGCGGAAGCTGTAACGCTCTCGTCTGTTTCGTTCTTTCTCGCGCCGTTTGATCCGGCTCGATAGACCGGGGCTGTCCCCCTGTCGATCCGGCGGCGATGTGACTGACTACGGCGCTTAGCGCCGACGCCATAGCAACCCTAGCCCGAGGGCATGTTGCATCCTACTGTTGACGCAACGCGATATGATCGCCCCATGATTGGCCTGAGTGCCAAACGGCCGCGACATCGCAAAACGAATGGCTGATCGCCCGAGCAATCGCACGCTCGTTAAACACGGCGCACTCTCTCGGCGGTGAAAGCCGGGCGCCTTCCGATGTGGCGAGACACTGAGGCGCCGGCGGCGAGCGTATCGCCGCACCAATTCACTTTCCACGCGTCGGACGCGGCGCGGTGCTCGGCTTCATCAGCGCGAGAGTCGGCGGGGCTTTGAAAGGCCCACGGTCGGCACCAATCAAACCAATTCATCACGCGCACGGCGATCGGCTTCCAAGTCAGAACGCTTAGCGCATCTCGCCGCGTTCGCCCGCGTGATGATCCAATTAGTGAGGTGTGTCATGGGTTGCCGTTGCAATGAACGCAAGCAAGCGATCGTGCGCGGCATGTCCGCCGCCGTGCGGGGTGATGTGAAGTCGGTTGCGGGGGCGGCCGGCTTTGTAGCGCGCACCCTAACGGAAGATGCGCGCACGGGCGCGCTCCGCACGGCGGCATCGCAGCAACTCGCGAAGCTTCGCGCCTCGATCATCAAGCGGTGACGCGATGGCGTTCTCGATGCTTGAGATCGATGCGCGGCAAATCGATCATCTCGCCGCGCTATTCAAGAAAGCCGAGCGCGAGGCGCCGGCCGCGATCGGCCGCGCGATCCGCCGCACGGGCGATCAGACCGCGACGGTTGTCGTGCGCACGCTCACGGCTCAAACCGGCCTAAAGCGGCAAGTCATTGCGCGGGCCGTCAAGAAAAAGCCGGCCGGGCTGACTTATTCGCTCAAGTCGCGCGGCGGCAACGTGGCGCTGAAATACTTCAAGGCCCGAGAGACGCGCCGGGGCGTGTCGGCGGCGCCGTGGAATAGTCGGCGCGTGTTCTCGGGCACATTCATCAAGGGCGGGCGCTTCCCTAAGCGCGTTGCCCTCAATCTCGGCGGCCAAGTGTTCCGGCGCACCGGCAAGGGCCGCGTGCCGATCGAGCGCATCAAGTCGGGCCTGTACATCCCAACCGAGATGGTGACGGGCGCCACGGCCGCCGCCTTCCTATCCACGGTAAGGCGGGTATTGCCGCCAAGGCTTCAACACGAGATCGCCGCCATTCTCGGCGGCCATGCTTGAGCGGTTCAAGGGGTTCGATCATGTCGAAAGGCAAGCTTGCCTTTGATTGGTTTGTGCGCGCGGTGATCTTTGCCGTCGTGATGCTTGGCGCTGATGTGCTCGCCGTGCTGGCGCTGCTCTGTGGTGCAGGCAAGGCGGGCTTTCTGGCGATCATGGGCGCCGGTGCGGTCGCGGGGGCGGCGCTCGCCCGCCGGGCCACCCGGCCGGGCGCGGGTCCCTCCCGGCGCCCGGCCCCCTACGGCACAAGCGCGCCCCGAAAACTCGCCAGCCGCAAAATTGAAAACTTGGGTTGACACGGTTGACAGGTTGACACGATGGCATGCGTTGAGCCGAACGTTCTCACGTTCATGGGCGATCACTGGTTTCTCACGCTGATCTTGGCGTTGATCGTCGGCAACTACATTTTGCGCCCCGTCGCGGGACGCTCCTGCTCGCCGTCGCGTGGCGGCTGTTGCGGCGATGAGTGGTGATCTCGTCGAGGATGGGCTTTGGCTGTCGATCTCCGACATCGCGCGCGAGCGCGGCAAGTCGCGGCAGGCGATTGCAAAGCGCGTCGACTCGCTCGTCGAGGCCGGCTTGCTCGACACGCGGCCGGGGCCAGGCGGAACGAAGCTCGTCAACCTCGCGCAATTCGATCGCGCCGTCGGCGAAGTCGGCGACGCGTTCAAGGAAGGCGCCGCCGAGACACGCGCCGAGGCCGAGGCCGAGACCAACTCGCCGGCATCGCCCGCGTTGCGCGATCACCAATCGCGCGCGGCGCAGTATACGGCCGATCTCAAGTTTCTCGATCTTGAGGAACGACTCGGGCGGCTCGTGCCGATCGACGAGGCGAAAGCCGGCGGTGTCAAGATCGGCGAGGCCGTTGTGCGCATCATGGGCCGCTTGCCGACATACGCCGAGGCAATGAGCGCAGCCGCAACCAAGGATGGGGTGCAGGGGTGCCGAGGCCTTCTCAAAGACATCGAGCGCGAGTTGCGCGTCGCAATGGCCGAGGCAATCGGCGAGATCGCGCGCGCGGCCGTGCCGTCAACGATTGATCCGGGCGAGGATAGCTCGCCCGCGTAAGGGCCGGCTATGCTGCAATTCAAACGTTCCGCCGTCGCGGCCATGTGCGCCGAGGCGATGGCGCTGATCGAGCCGCCGCGCAAGGTGCTGCCGGCCGATTGGGCTGCGCAAAACCTGATCGTGCCCGACGGCCCGCGCGCCAACGAAAAATGGGACGCGACGCTTACGCCTTACGTCGTCGAGCCGCTGAATAACAGCGGCCCCGAGTCGCCCGTCAACAAATGGGCGATCCGCAAGAGTGCTCAAACCGGCTTCACGGTGATGGCGATTGCGATCGTCGGCTCGACGATCGACACCGATCCGAGCGGCGGCATTCTGCTCGTGCAGCCAACCGACGGGGCGCTCGCCGACTTCATCGCCGACAAGCTTAACCCGGCGATCGAGCAATCGGCTGCGCTCAAGGCGAAGGTTAAGCCGCAAGTCTCGCGCTCGGGCGAGGGATCGACGACGTATCTCAAGCGCTATCCGGGCGGCTCGATGGCTCTCGCCATTGCCAACTCAACCGCCGATCTCCGCTCAAAGACCAAACGGAAGATCATCAAAGACGAGGCGAGCGAGTATCCCGACGATCTCGACGGCCAGGGTTCGCCGCACGCGATGATCGAGGCGCGCTATGAGTCGTTCCTCGCGACCGGCGACTGGAAAGAGGTAAACATCTCGACGCCGACGGTTAAAGGCGCGTGCTACATTGACAAGCAATTTGAGGCCGGCGATCAACGCTTTTGGCATGTGCCATGCCCGCATTGCGACGGCAAGTTTTCGTTCCGCTTCGGCCCGCAATTCAAGTTTAACGACGCGTTCCCGTATCAGGCGCACTACATTGCGCCGTGCTGCGGGGCGGTGATCGAGGCGCACGAGAAAAACTCGCTCGTGCGCAAGGGCGAGTGGATCGCGACCGCGCCGGGGCCGGGCAAGTTTCCGAGCTACCACATCGACGCCATGTCGTCGCCGTTTGTGCCTTGGGACAAAATCGCCGAGCGCTGGATCATGGCGCAAGGCGATCCGGCGAAGCTGAAAGCATTCTATAACCTCACGCTCGGCGAGGCCTTTGAGATCAAGGGCGATGCGCCCGATCACGTGCGGCTGATGGAACGGCGCGAGGATTACCCGAAAGGGCGCATCCCGGCGCGCGGCCTGATGCTTACGGCCGCCGCCGACGTGCAAATGAACGGCATCTATGTCGAGGTTGTCGCTTGGGCGCCGAACCGCGAGTCGTGGGTTGTGTTCGTCGATGTGCTTGAGGGCGACACGACGAACGCGAACGCCGGCGCGTTCCTGAAACTCGGCGAGCTTTACGATCGGGAGTGGCCCGACGCCTTCGGCAATCGGCGCAAGGTTGACGCGTTCGCGATCGACTCGGGTTTCCGCTCGCATGTCGTCTATCATTGGTGCCAGTCGCGCCATAACGCCTATGCGGTTGACGGCCGCGATGGCTGGCATCTGCCGGCGATCGGAACGCCGAGCGTCAAGGACATCGACCTAGACGGCCGCAAGCTTGGTTACGTCAAGCTTTGGCCCGTCGGCACGTGGCCGCTCAAAGGCCATTGGTACGAGGATCTGAGAAAAGAGGGAAAGTCGGCTGGGCACGAGGTTGATCCGCCGGGTTACTGCCATTTCGGCAAGTTTCTCGACGAAAATTACTTCAAGCAAGTCACGGCCGAATATCTCGCCGACGTGAAAAATCGCGGGCGCACCACAAAGCGATGGGAGCCGCGCGGCGCGCAAGCGAACCATTGGTTTGATTGCCGCGTGTACAACATGGCCGTCGCTGATCACCTCGGCCTTTCGACTATGACCGAGGATGAATGGAAAATCCTCGCGCGCGAGCGCGCGCCGACGGTGCCGCAAGGCGACTTGTTCGCGCCGCGCCCGCTCGCCGTGCAGATTGCGGCCAGTCCCGCGTCCGCAGTGCTCGGCGCCGATCTCTCTGATGCAGAGAGGGCGAATCTGCCGGGCGATCCGCCGCCGGTTCAAGACGCGTCACCGCCCGCAAATGCCAGTGACGACGCGCCGGCGGCGAGATCACAAGCCGAGCCGTCCGGCTCGGGATGGATCGGCCGAGACCTTAGCGGCTGGGGAAGCCGCTAGGCCGGCTTTTGTTTCGTACGACACAAAAAAGGACACGGGCACATGACAAAGCCGAGCCTCTACATCATCGGCGCCGACAAGGGCGGCGTCGGCAAAACCACGATCACCCGCGCGTTTCTCGATTACCTCGACGCGAGCGGCGTGCAGAACCGGCCTTTCGACACCGAAAACGAGGTGCCGGGCGGCGTGCTCAAGCGCTTCTATCCCGAGCGCGCCGAGATCGTCGATCTCACGGACTCCGACGGGCAGATGCGCGTTTTCGACACGCTCAACGCGCTCACGGCTACCGTGATCGACATCCGGGCCGGGCTGTTGTCGCCGACGCTGCAACTGTTGACCGATATCGGCTTTCTCGACCCCGACAAATACGCCGTGACCGTGTTGCACGTGCTCGGCAACAATCAGGCGTCAATCGACGAGATCAAGCCCGTCGCCGAGCGGCTTGCGGCCGGCGCGCGTCATGTCGCGATCGGCAACCGCATCAACGCGACAAAGTTTTCGTTCCCGGCCGACGCGCTCGACATTCCGATGCTCGGCGCGGCGGCGGCCGAGGCCGTTGACAAATCGAACATGCCTTTCCGCGTGTTCGGCAAGGAAGATAAATCCGCCGTGCTTCGCGGCATGGTCAACACGTGGCTCGATCGCGTCTTTGCGCAGTTCGCAGGCGCCAAGATCGCCTAGCAGGAAACCACAATGCATTTTCCGCCGAAATCAATTCTAGCGTACCTCATGACGCTCGGCCTGTATCCCAAGCTGACGCCGCGACATCTTCCGTTGTGGGTGCTGCTCGGCGATAGCCGCGTTGATCAGGTGCATCTCGACAAGGGCACCTATCTCAACCTCTCGAATGCCAATCACTTGCCTTGGGGCAAGGCGCTTTCGGGGCACCGCATCACCATCGCCGGCAATCAAGGCAATTCCGGCGATCGTTCCGACCAAATGCTCGCGCGGCTCTCCGCTTGCTTCGCGACGCTGGCTGGCACCCTGTACATTCACATCGGCGCAAACGATCTTGCGCAGGCTGCGACCGGCTTTGTGTCCACCGACGGCCCGATGGCGGGCCAGACGATCACGCTCGCAAACGTCGCGCAACACATCCTCGCCAACGTGCAATATGCGCACGGGAAGGCGCTCGCGGCCAATTTCGGCCGCGTCGTGATTGTGATCGAGCCAGGCGCGAGCAATTTCAGTGCGGCGCAAATCGCGGCGACGCTGGAATATAATCAGCGGTTGCGCGAATGGAGCGAGACCGCGCCGGGGCAAGTGCTGTTCGATCTCCCCGCTTATCTTTGGGATGCGACGGCCTCGACGGCGAGCACGATCGCATTCAAGGCCGGCTATATGCGCGACACCACACACGAGGCCGCGCCGGGCGCCTATGCTGCTGGCGTTGGCTTCGCCGTGCTGATCCAACAGTTGCACACGCCGCAACCGCGCGACTTGCTCAACGTGTTCGAGGTGCCGAGCGCAAACTCGAACATCAACCAACTCACAAACCCGATGTTTTTCACTGCCACGGGCGGCAGCGTTGGCGCGGGTGTTACGGGCTCGGCGCCGCTGGGGTGGACGCTGAATAAGGGCACGTCTTACGGCACCGGAAGCGGCGCGCAAACCGCCTCGATCTCGACGGGCACGCCGGCGGATGGCTCGCCGGGCAAGGAATGCATTGTTGCGATGACGTTCACTGCGCCGGGCGATACGTTCACGCTTACGCAGGATTGGCCTATCGCGAATTGGTCGCCCGGCGACATCGTGCAGGCGGGCGGCGAGGTGTCGATCGATAACGCCACCGGCCTTTCGGCCGCGTCACTCTATCTGCAAGCGAATGGCACCGGCAACGGTTTCGCCGGCAGAAGCACGATGGACCTTGCCGCGATCGACAATTCGCAGTTTGCGACGGGCGCGCTCAAGCTTTCGCTGCTCAGTGAGAAGCTGACGATTCCGAACTACACGGCGAAATCGTGGGTAACGCAGCATTTTGAATTCAAGGCGTCGGCCGCTGGCACCGTCACGGCGCGCATTCGTCGCGCGATGGGCCGCCGGCGCTTCGCCTAAAGGGAGCGCCGCATGGCTTACACTCAAGACGACATTGACGCGCTCAAGGCGGCAATCGCCACGGGCGCGCAAAAGGTCACGTTCGGCTCGGGGCCGGATAGTCGCACGGTCGAATATCGCTCGCTCGATCAAATGCGCTCGATCCTCGGCGACATGCTTGCCGAGGTGTCTCCGTCGAGCGTGCGCTCGACGATCAGTTACGCCGAGTTTTCGAGGGATTGATCGATGTCGATGTTTCTCAAGGCGCTTGCCTATGTGGCGCCGATGGCGGCCGTGCGCCGAGCGCACGCGTTCGCTGCGCTCGACGCCGGCCGCTCCTATGACGGCGCGATGGTTGGCCGTCGAGGCAAATCGTTCAAGGGATCGTTGCAGGATAGTGCCAACGGCGAAATTGGCCCGGCGCTGTCCAAGCTTCGTGCGCGCTCAAGCGATCTCGTGCGCAACACGTGGATCGGCTCGCGCTGTCTCGATGTGCTTTCGGCGCACGTGATCGGAACGGGAATCACCGTCGCGTGGAAGGATGACCGACTGCAGTCGCTTTGGGATGAATGGTGCATGTCGTCGGACATCGAGGGCGTGCAGGACTTCGCCGGTCAACAGTTGACGGCGTTCCGCTCGTCGCTTGAGCGCGGCGACTCCGGTGTGCGCATGGTCCCGCGCAAGAAAGGCGGCGATCGGCGCATTCCGCTTGCGCTGCAAGTCGTCGAGGGCGACGTGATCGCAACCGAGCGCAACGGCATGTTTGAGGGCAAGAAATCTCGCCTCGGCGTCGTATTGGGCGAATGGAATGAGCGCGAGGGCTATTGGCTGCACCCCGAGCATCCCGGCGAGATGGGCCTTACACCGCTCGGCGCGAGCATCATTCCGAATTTCGTGCCGCGCTCCGACTTCTGTCACCTCTATCGGGTGTTGCGCGCCGGCCAAGTGCGCGGCGTGCCGCTGCTCGCGCCGGTGCTGATGGATGCGCGCGACTACGCCGACGCAATGGATGCGATGGTTGTGAAGTTGCGAATGGAGGCGTGCTATGGCCTGATCGTCAATTCTGCCGATCCGGTCAAGAACCTCGCCGGCGCGCAAACGCGCCAAGACGACGCCGGCCGCAACATTGAGGGCATGGCGCCGGGCATGATCTATCGCGCCAAGCTTGGCGAGACGGTCTCGGCGTTCTCGCCGTCGGGCTCGGGGCAATTCGAGCCGGTTGCGCTCGCCGCGCTGATGGGCATCGCCTCGGGCGGGATGATCACTTACGATCAGTTGACCGGCGACTTGCGCCAAGCGAACTATTCATCGCTCAAGGCCGGTGAGCGTGTGCTCAAGGTGCTCGTCGAGCAAATCCAATGGTTGCAGTGTGTGCCGCAACTGATGCACCGCATCACAGAGCGTTGGCTTTCGATCGCAATGCTTGCGGGCGAGGTGAGGGCGCGGAAAGCGCCCTATGAGCGCTCGTATGTCATGCCGGCCGTGATGCCGATCGATCCGCTCAAGGATTTGAAAGCGGATATTCTCGCCGTGCGCTCGGGCCGGATGTCCCCGCAAGAGTTCATCAACGGTTGGGGACGCGATTGGCGCAAGGTTGTCGAGGAAACGCGGCAGTTCTGGAAGGACGCCGACGGCGGCGACGAGCCGCTTGTGCTCGACATCGATCCGAGGCGTGTCGATCAACTCGGAAAATCGCAACTGACTCAGGATGCCGAGTCCGATCCGTCGGACGATAAGAACCTCGGCAACTCGGGCCAGGATTAAGGGGCTTAACGACAACATGAACCTGAAAACGCATTGGATGCGCGGCGTTGCCGCGCGTCCGCATCAGACTCCCGATGGCTTCGTGCCGGGCGAGATCGTCGAGCGCGCCGCGAGCGACGATCTGTCCGCGCGGTTCGCGCCGTCGAGCTACAACAAAGCCAAGCGCACCGTCGAGGCGATCTTTTCGGCCGGCTCGCGTGTGTCGCGCTGGGGCGTGTTTGAGGAATTGGCAATCTCGGCCGAGGCGATCGACTTGAGTCGCGTCGCGCTCGGGCAGGTTCGATTGCTCGACACGCATTCGCAAGGTTCGATCGATGCCGTGCTCGGCATCGTCGAGGAAGCGCGGATTGAGGGCGGCAATCTCGTCGGTCGCATCCGCTTCGCAGACACCGAGGCCGGCCGCAACGCCGAGGGCATGGTCGCCCGAGGCGAGATCACCGGCATCTCTGTCGGCTACCGCGTGACGACGTGGACTCTCACGTCTCTCGCAAACGAGGTTGAGGTTTGGCGGGCCGATCGTTGGGAGTTGCTTGAAGTCTCCCTCGTGTCGGTTCCGGCCGATCCTCAAGCGTCGATCCGCTCGACGCAAGTTTCATCGCAACGGGCTGACGATGCCCAATCTTCAATGGAGAATGACGACATGCGGCGCAATGCTGCCAACACCGCCGGCAACGAACCGGCCACCACCACCGCGACCGCGCCGGCGCCCGAGGCAACTCGCACCGCGCCCGCTCCGAGCGCCCCGCCGGCGCCCGAGGCCACCCGCGCCGCGCCGCCCGCCGACGCTGCGACCCTGATCGCTGCCGAACGTGTCCGCTCGGCCGAGATCAGCGACATCGGCACCCGCGCCGGCATGTCCGCTGCCGACATCGCTGCTGCGCAGCGCGACGGCGTCACCGTCGAGACCTTCCGCGCTCGTGCGTTCGATCACATGGCATCGCAGGCCGACCGCACCCGCACGTCGAGCGTCACGATCACCCGCGACGAGACCGACACGCGTCACCGCTTCATCACCGACGCGCTCACGGTTCGCATGGGCGGCGCCTCGGCGCTCCGCGACGACGAGGGCCAGGTTCGCGCGCTCGACGCTGGCGCGCGCGAATACATGGCTTACAGCCTCGCCGACGTGGCGGCGGTTGTGCTCAATGAACGCCGCATGCCGATCGGCGCCGCCGCGCGCGAGGACGTGCTCCGCCGCGCGATGACGACTTCCGATCTCCCGGTGATCTTCGAGTCGACCGTCAACCGCGTGCTGCTCGCTCGCTATCAGGTCGCTACCCCGACCTATCGCCAGATTGCGGCGCAGCGCACGTTCAGCGACTTCCGGCCGCACACTCAGTTGCGCATCGGCGATTTCCCGACCTTGCAGCCCGTGACGCAGTCCGGCGAGATCAAGTTCGGAACCTTCGGCGATAGCAAGGAAGTCGTCGCCGTCGCGCCGTATGCGGTGCAATTCGCGATTTCGCGCCGCATGCTGATCGACGACAATGTCGGCGCGATCGATCAGATGCTCGGCTCCTACGGCGACACCGTGTCCCGTTTCGAGGAAGCGACTTTCTACGCGATGAAGGCCGCCAACGGGGGCAACGGCCCGACCCTGATCGACGGCAACGCCGCCGTGTTCGATGCCGCCAAGCACAAGAACCTCGCCGCTGCCGGCACCGTGATCGACTCCGACAACCTCGGCAAGGGCCGGGCCGCGATGCGTAAGCAGACGAACCAGTCCGGTGCGCTGCTCAACCTCGCGCCCCGCATTCTCGCCGTCGGTCCCGACAAGGAAACCGAGGCCGATCGCGCCGTCGCGGTGATCACCCCGACGAGCGAAAGCGATGTCAACCCGTTCGGCGGCAAGCTGCGCACCGTCGTGATGCCGGTCGCTGGCAACGCATGGGAGCTTTACGCCGATCCGTCGATCGCGCCGTGCTTCGTGTGGGGCATGCTGGAAGGCTACAACGCGCCGCGTCTCCGCATCGAGAACCCGTTCGGCGTGCAGGGCGTCGGCGTGTCGCTCGAACATGACTTTGGCTGCGGCGCGGTCGATTTCCGCGGCGGCTACCGTAACCCCGGCGCGTAAGCGTCGGCGGATCGGTGCGTCATTGAGGCGGGCGGCAATCGTGCCGCTCGCCTTTTTCTTTTCAACGTCTCAAATCTGAGGACAAGGAATGAGCAATAACAAAATTCAGCACGGCCGCGTGCTCGATGCAGTCGCGCCCGCCGGCGGTGTGGTTTCCAATACGCCTTACAAGCTGGGCTCGCTGTTCGGCATCGCCGCCGAGACCGTCCCGGCCGGTTCGCTGTTCGCCTATGAGCGCTCGGGCGTGTTCGGCAGTCAGCCCAAGGCGGCCGGCGCCGCGTGGGTGTTCGGGGACATCCTGTATTGGGATGACACCGCCAAGAACTACACCAAGACCGCGACGAACAACATGCGCGTCGGTTACGCCGCTGCCGCTGCGGCCTCGGCGGACACCGTCGGCGCCGTGGTGCTCGGCGTCGATACCATCTAAGGCGAGGGCCTAAGTCATGGCGTCACCGTTTGCGCGTGCTGTCGCCGCTGCGGCGGTGACGCATGACCGAATTCAGGGCGAGCGCTTCACGTTCGCCCCGATGAAACACGCGGCCGATCGCAACGCGCCGCTGATCCCCGATAGCTCGCGCGATGTCGTCGAGCATGTGCTTTGCCCGTTCGGCGAGTCGTCCGCTCGCGCCGCCGCCGGGCCGTTCCATCAAGTCGGCGTGCAGCCCGAGCGCGCCTCGCATTCGACCGTGCGGCCTTATGTGTCGCTCGATCTCTCGCGTTTGCCGTGGCGCCCGAAACAGGGCGATTTGCTCACGGCAGAAGATAGCGGCCGGCGCTTCCGCATTTTCGAGGTGTTGCCCTCGACGCCGGGCTTTGTGCGGCTCACTCTCAACGAGATTTTTGCCAATGCTCGCACGTGAATTCTTGCGGCTGACGGCGCTTGAAGCGCTGCGGCCCTCGGCGCTGCTCGCCGACGGCGGCCCGTGGCCGACACTCGCCGGCGCCTATGTGTCCGACTCGCGCGTCGATCCGATCGACGATCTCAACGGCGACGAGCGCCGGCCGCTGATCGGCGTTTTCACGGAGAACACGAGCCTCGAAAAGATCAGCCAGGCGGGGCCGCAGTTCTACAAGGGAGAGGTCGATCTCGTCTTTGAGATTTCCGTCGTCGCCACCTATCGGGTGGCGGATGGCGATGGCGGCGAGCAACTGATCGTCGATTATGCCGATACCGACGCGGCGATCGAGACGACGCTCGGCATGCTTGAGGAGCAGATTTATCACGCCTTGCACTTCGGCCCGACGGGCGCGCTGTTTCGGCGCATGTGCAAGTTGCCGTTCGATCAGTGGCATTCGAGCATCAAACACCGCTCGGGCGAGGAAAGCATCCGGCTCGCCGCGCGCACGATCCGAGCGCGCATCTGCATGAAAGAGTCATGTTACGATCCGGCGCCGGTCGCGCCGCCGGCGGATTTCGATCGCTTGCCGGGCTTGCTCAAGTCGATCGCGACGCAACTCGGCGAGTCCACCTATCTGCACGAGCTCGCCCTCGGCATGGCCCGAATGGCGCCAGTCATGCCGACGCGCGTCAACCTCAACACTGTTGGGATCAAAGCGGCGCCGCAACCCGGCGTCACCGGCACCGCTCCGGTGCAGGCGACAACCGAAAATCTGCAAGGTCAGTGATGACAGACATCTTTATCAAGCCGGCCTCGATCGAGATCGAGGGCGAGATCGTGACCGCGCTCGTGCGCGATCCTCAGACGATGATTCCGCTCGATCCGCGAGGCGAGTGGAAAACCAAGTCGCAGTATTGGACTCGGCGCCTTCGCGATGGCGATGCCGTCGAGGCCGATCCGACTGCAGGCACCGAGCACGTTCCGGCCGACGCGCCGTCCGAGCCTGTGCCCGAGACGCCGGCCGCCTTCGCGGTGTGCGCAAATTGCGTGACGCCGGAAGCGTGCACCGCCGCCGAGCGATGCGTTAAGGCGCCGCTCGCCTAGCACCACCTCAACCGCAAATCACCTCAATCGCGCCCGGCCGTGACACGCCGGGCGAACACGGAGTCATGTCTACATGGTCGCGTTCAACAACATTCCCGGCAACCTTTTGGTGCCGTTCTTCTATGCCGAGATCAACTCGGGCGGCACGCCGTTTCAGGGTAACGCGCGCGTCGTTCTGATCGGGCAGAAGCTTACCGCCGGCACCGCCGCTGCCGGCACCGTGATCGGCCCGATCCAGAACCAAGCCGAGGCCGATGCTTTCTTCGGCGTCGGCTCGATGCTGTCGGCGATGTTCCGCATCGCGCGCCGCAATGCGCCGTTCCAGCCGCTTTGGGCGCTGCCGCTCGCCGATCCGGCCGGCGCCAAGGCCGCCGGCTCGCTCACGTTCACCGCGCCCGCCGTCACCGGCGCCGCGATCCTTTGGGTGCTCGGCCGGCGCATCGTGTTTCAGGTCAACGCCTCGCACACGGCGGCGCAAGTTGCCAGTAACGCGGCGGTCGCGATCAACGCGGCCAATCTGCCGGTCACGGCGGCCGTGGACGGCACCACGCCGGCCAAGATCAACGTCACCGCTCGGCACAACGGCGCGCTCGGCAACGGTCTCGAATTGACCTATGCCACCGACGAGTCGAACATCCTCAACGCCTCCAATGTGACCGTCGTCGCGATGGCCGGCGGCAATGGTGTTCCCGATCTCGCCGGCCCGCTCGCGAGCCTCGGCGATCAGGAATATGATTTCCTCGTCGGCCCGTACAGCGACTCCACGTCGCTCAACAGCGTGCGCGACTTCCTCGACGACACCGCCGGCCGCTGGTCTCCGATCCAGCAACTCTACGGCCATTATTGGTCGTCGCAGTTCGGCACGCTGTCGGGCCTCGTGACGTTCGGCGACACGCGCAACGATCAGCACGTGAGCGTCGTCGGTTCGCAGCGCTCGCCGACGCCGGAATGGGAGTGGTCCGCTGCGCTCGGCGGCAAGGCCAGTGCGCACCTCGGCGACGCACCGGAAGTCTCGCGCCCGTTGCAGACGCTCACGCTCGACGGCGTGTTGCCGCCTCGTGATCGTGGCGTGTGGTGGGACATCGTCGATCGTCAGGCGCTCTACGCCGACGGTATCGCCGGTTACAAGGTTCGCGCCGACGGTATCGTTGCGATCGATCGCGTCGTGACCACGTATCAGAAAACGGCCGCCGGCGTCTCGGATGGCACGTTCCGCGACGTGGAAACGATGTATCAACTCATGTTCGCCGTGCGCTACTTCCGCACGATGGTGAGCAACCGGCACTCGCGCCAGGCTCTCGCGGATGACAACCCGTTCAATCTGCCCGAGATCGCGACGCCGAAATCGATCCGCAACACGCTCGTGCATGCGTACAACGATCTCGTCGCGCTCGGCGTGCTCGAAAAGGCCGAGTTGTTCGCGCAATATGTCGTCGTCGAGCGCGATCCGAACGATGCGAACCGCGTCAACGCTTACCTGCCGTTCGACGTCGTCAATCAGTTGCGTGTGTTCGCCGCCAACGCGACGGCGTTCTTGCAGTATCAGACGCCGTCGGGCGACTCGGCCGTCGCATAAGCGGCCTTTCACTGGCGCCCGGCACCGAGCCGGGCGCGCTCTCTTTCCACCATCTCTTGAGGTAAACACAACATGGCAGATGATTGCTGCGATAGCTTCGGCGGTCGCATCTCGCTCACGGTTGACGGCGATCGGATGACGCCGACCGACGGCGACGTGACGATCGACCCGACCAACATCACCGTCACCGGCGGCGCCAACGGCGACGGCTCGCCGTTCTACACTTCCAAGCCGAAACTGTACGGCGCGGAACTCAATTTCCGCAACGGCTGCGGCATCCAATGGGATGAAAAGCTGCGCAAGTGCAAGATCGACGCGACGATCGTCGAGGAAGATAACAACCGGACGCACATCTTTACCGGCGCCCGCTTCACTGGCGAGCCGAAACTCAATCTGAGCACCGGCGAAGTGACCGGCATCAAGATCGAGGGGCCGCAGTATCAGAAACTCAACAGCTAAGCGCTGTTGCCGCCGGCGGGCACTGCGCTCGCCGGCATTTCCGGTTTGATCACATTCAAGGGGGCCAAGGATGGCGCGCGAAACAAAGACGATCCAACTCAAGCGGCCGTTCTCGGGCGGCACCGGGCCGGTGACGCAAGTCAAGGTGATGGAGCCGACGGCCGGCGATTTCTTCATGCTCGGCGCGCCGCAAACGTGGGTCAGGGCGCCCGGCGGGCAAGCGCTCGTCGATAATGATGCGGTTATCCGCGCCTATGCCGAGCGGCTGATCGTCGAGCCTGATCCGTTGCTCGCAATGAGCCAAATGTCGGTGCTCGATGCGATCGCCGTCAAAGAGGCGATTTGCGATTTTTTTCGCGAGCCGGCGGCGACGGATCAATCGGAGTGATGTGGGATTTCCTCGTCATGGTCGAGCGGATCGTCGATGCCGACGCCGCCGATCGTGCGGGCTTCTCCGAGTTGTATCGCTGGGCCGACCGGGCGATGACGTTGAGAAAAAGGCGTAAGTGATGGGGACGATCCTTGAGGCCCTTGCCGTAATCAAGGGCAAAGACGCGACCGGCGGCGCATTCGACGCGGTTGCGCAGAAGATCGCGCGCATCAGTCGCGCCGCGAACGCGCTTAACCGCGACGTGCAAAAGCAAATCAACATCGCCGGCACCGCCGAGCGAACCGCGACGCGCATGCAGCGCGCGAGCACGATGTTGAGCAACAGCACCAAGATTGCCGCCGGCGCCGCCGCCGCTTATGGCGGCGGGCGGGCCGTGGCCGCGCTCGCGCACAAAACCGTCGAGGCGAGCAGTGATCGCGCGCACGAGGAAACGCGAATGGCGGCCTCGGGTATGACGGCCGAGGAAATCCAGCACGCTAATGAGCTTGCCGCCTCGATCTCAAAAAAATACCCGTCGGTATCGAACACCGAGGCAATGCACGCGGTTCGCAACATCCGCTCTGTGACCGGCCATTTCGAGGAAGCGACGAAAATCCTCGATCCCCTGATGCGGTTGCGTGTCGTCGCCCTCGGCGCGCACCCCGAAAAGGCCGCCGAGCTTGGCGAGGATTTCGACAAGCTGATCAAGGGTATGGAAATCAAGGGCGTCACTCAGGACCTTGCGAAGTTCAATCACTACATTGACGGCATGGCGAAGGCCGTCAACGTGTTCGGCGATACGCTGCGGCCAACCGACTACTATGAAATGTTCAAGTATGGCCGCGCGGCAACCAATGCGTTGAGCGACGAATTCATGCTCAAGACGGCGCCGACGCTGGCGCAAGAGTTGGGCGGCTCGTCGGCCGGTAAGGCCATTTCGAGTTGGTACACGCAATTCGTCGGCGGCAAGATGTCAAACAAGGCGCTTGAGCAGGCGCTAAAATATGGCCTGATCACTGACGAGTCCAAAGTGATCAAGACGACGACTGGCAACGTTAAGGGCGTGTTGCCGGGTGCGTTCGGCGGGCAAGAGTATTTGAAGCCCGGCCAGACCGATCCTTACGGATGGGTGCAAAACTTTTTGCTGCCGCAACTCGCAAAAAAGGGCGTCACTGATCCGGGCCAAATTCAAGAGGTGATCGCCGCGCTCTCGTCGCAGCAAACGGCGGCGCAAATGATGTCGATTTTCGCGACGCAATCGGCGCGCATCGAGAAAGACAAGCACCTCGTCGATGGCGCAAAGGGAGTCGATGCGGCCGAGCTGTTCCAGAAAAACGACCCCAAGGTGATCCGCAAGTCGCTTGAGGCGCAAGTCGATAACTACCTCGGCAACACGGCGAGCGCGTTTCAGCCGGGCGTCAACAAGGGCCTCAACTGGCTCACGAGCGGCTTGAGCTACATGAGCGAGCGCGCTCAGAAAGACCCGATGCGTACGGCCGCCGAGTTGGGGTTCGGCGCCGGGTTGGCATCGGCGATCACGAGCGACGCGACAATGGCGACGGCCGGCAAGTTCGGCTTTGGTCCCGGCTCGTCGTGGGGCTTGACGCGGTTCATGGGCTTGCTGGCGCCGATCCTCGACATTGCCACGCGCAAGGACGTGATCGAGGCGACGCCAAGGGGCAAGGCAATCGCTGGCCTGCACGCCGACAAATTCGACGCCTTGCGCGACATCGAGGCATCGGAACGCGCCGCCAACATCTACGGCCACGACGATCCGGCCTATGACGCGCAACTCAAGGCGCTCAACGATGCCAAGCGCGCCAAGATCGAGGCGAGCTTGACCGATCTCGGCTATGCCGGGCCAGGCACGCCGGGGCGCGGGCAAATGGCGTCGTCGTGGACGATCGACGACATCCGCAAGGCGACGGGCATCGGCGGCGGCTCAAGCGAGCCGGCCAAGGCCGAGGTAATCGGCAACGCCACGCTTGAGACTGTGGTGCGGGTGGAGCCGTCGCCCGACTTCCTCGCCCGCGTGACGCAAACCGTGCAGAACGCAATCAACGCGTTCCGC